TCAGGAGCTGCAGCTGGTGAGGTAAAAAATTTAGTATTTTTTACTTTCTTACCTAATCCAATTTCCTCTGATACGTAGTCTGAAAGATAACGAATCATTTGGTTTCTTTGTTCTGTAGTTAACTTTTTAAATTTTTTAGAATACGAGGCGATATTTTGAAGGTTTGGGTCAATACCTGTTACTTCTAAAGAGCTCTTAACTCCAGAAGATTTACCTGTAGCAGGAAGATTTGGATTTCTTAAACGTAAAGGAGGTCGTGCCATTAAGAAATAATCCTATATAGATCTAGAATACGGCGAATGTGTGGAGGAAAGTTTCCAGCAAGTGGGTAGTTATCTCCCCGCTCTCCTTCAAATGAGAATCCTTTTTTCTCTTGATCTTGTTTGTAAAGTAGTTTAATCATATCAAGAGTGGCAAGTTGAATATCTTGTGGAACATCCGCTGCTTCATATCCTGCACGATAGTCTACTTTAACTCCAGAAGGAAAAGGAGCGAAAGATGGAGGACCTGAAAGAGTTAGCGCTGGATAACTATTACGAATAGTCGGGTATGTACCTCTTACTCCAACGGCACCTGTATCACGAGTTACTTCGCCCATATCACGAGAGAAATTATACTCATTTGTAGCGTTATGAGCGTCTTTTGCTTCTGTAGCACCATTTTTTCCATCAAAATGACACAGAAATACAGTTTCACCATCTGGTCTAAAACGATGTGTTGGAGGAGTAATAGTAGCTTCTTTATATCGAGCTTTATTAGAGAATCTTACTTCATCAATATATCCAGCAAAATTACCGCCTATCTCTACATTTGCTGTAAAAGTGTGGTTTGATTCAGTATAACTTGCATTAGTAAATAAATTACCATTTAAATGAGTATATAGTCGTTGATATTGTGAATCAAAAGACCATGCTACGTGTGTAAAAAATCTTGGAACATAATTCGCAGTTGTTGTAACTCCTGTACCTCTTACTAAAGTAGCAGCTCCTCCAAAACGACTTTGAAAAATTGTTGTATCGTTAGCATCAAAACCAAATTCCATATAATTTGTCGCATCTGTGTTAAATCTGATAAGGTTGTTTTGAGGTGGAGTCGCTGCATCACTGCGAACAAATAATTCAACTGTAAAATCACCATCTTCGAATTCTAAATTTTCAGGAATGTCACCTGAAACTAAATCATTTAAAGCTACTTCGAGAGAAGATTTTCCAAACTTTTTTACTCTTGAGTTTAAGTGTGCATCGTTTTTAAAACTTAAAGAAACTGCTTGAGTGTCTTGAGTTCTTACAGGTCGTCCAATGGTAGTTGGATCTGCCAATATCACATCTTCAGTCCCGTTAAATTCAGATACTTGATATACATTAGAAAGTGGAAGACGTGAAATCATAACAGAAGATTTTCCGCCATCAAATACTTCTACATAGTCATTAGCTAAAATTTCTTGCCCAATATAGTGTTCTACTACGCCAGTTGCATAGTTAATAATATTAGATAAACGAGCATCTTGAGTATTTGAAGAGATACTCAAATAGTCTTTTACTTGGGCAAGTGTAACGTATGGATATTTTCCTTGATTCTCTTCTAAACGATCTACCATTTATCTCTCACTTATTTCTTTTTTGATTTCCAAAGAGAAGTTGAAACTTCATCTTCCTCTTCTTCTTCTACTTCTTCTATAACAGGAGCAGGTGCAGGAGTTGATTCTGACCACTCACGTACTAGAGATTCAGTTTTTTCTGCGCTGAATCCGTTAACACGTAACCAATGACGTGCTTCGTCAGCTGTTTTAATATCACTCGGTATTTTAGACATAGTGTTCTCCTTATAATGAAAAGGGAGGCGATGACCGCCTCCCCCTGTGTGTTTCAAAGATGTTTAATCTAGGATTAACCAGCTTCAACAGTAACAGCGTAAGAATACTTGGTAGCATCCAGAGCTGAACTTGCGTTAGTTGTAAGAGCTTTAAAGTCAATACGAGTTGACATGTACATAGCAGTGACCTGCTGACGTGGTTCGTACTCACTCTCAATCTCAATACCGCGACGTTCTGCAATCATAAAGCCAGGCTTATAAAGCAGTACACCAAGGTCGTTGTTTTGAGTACCAACAACATCCAAGAACTCGGTGATTGCAATTGGAATACCGTAAACGGCACCAACTGAACCTGTGAGATAGGTTGCGTTTGGACCAAACTTGTCAACTGTCTGGAAGTCAGAAGTTGTTACAAGGTTGTTGTAACCTTCGATTGTGGTAAGGTATACAAGATCGTTACCAAGCTGAAGGCCATACTTGCCAAGCTTTGTACGAGCTGCTGCGATATCTGAAGGATCAGCTTTATCGTTAGCAGAACCAGTGTCAACAGTCAGACCTGCTCCGACGTCACCAGTCAGGTTAGTAATACCTTCGATAACAGAAGCGTAACCAGTACCAGCGCTAATAGCATTGGTTGGTGAAGCTGTAAAGCCTGTCAGAGCGCCTGTACCACGAAGGATTGACTTATCAATCGCACGAGCCAAGCGGCGAGTAGCAGCGGCACGTAAGAAGTCAAGCAGAGGAAGAACTGTATCTTCTTCTTCATCCTTGGCGAGGTGAGTTGTTGCCATAAACTTGTGTGGAGTAAAGTCCACAGAGCTGATGGTGTTCTGGTTTGAGGTTGGTACACGAGTTGCGTCAGCAATACCAGTAGCGAATGTGCCAGAAGCAAACTGTGCAACATCACCATCGGTATCTTCGTCAGCGACTGGTACGCGGAATGTTTTAGCGTCAACAGCTACACGATTGAACAAAGGAGCTACAACGAGCTGCTGTTCCATTTCAGTATAAATGTTGCTTGAGAAGTTGCTAAGGAACTGATCAACAGAGGTGACAGCTTTCATACGAGTACCAATTTTGGTATCGAAAACATCACGCTTGTTAAGCATTTTAGCAAGCATCACGGCGTTAGCCATTTCTTTCTCAGAGAACTGCTCTTTACGAGACTGTTCCTGATAATGCATTTTTGAACGCTGCAGAGCGTTAATTTCATCCTGGTATTTAGCCATTTGAGCTTTAAGTTCTGCAACTTCTTCAGATTCTTTTGGGGTATATGCAGCTTTTTCTTCTTTAAGAATTTGCATATCTTGAGCGTCTGACTCTTTCATGATAGCTTCACCGGTCTTTTTAACCAGTTCTGCAACTTGAGGCTCAGACACTTCAACTACAGGTGTAGCTTCTTTTTTGACTTCGATGTTGGCTTCTTTAGCAACAGTATCGAGGTCGATTGTATCTACGACTTGGTCAGCCATGTTGTCGTTCTCCTTTGTAGAATGATCGTGAAGCTCATTAGTCAGACTTTCGTTAGAAACCGTGTCTTCACTTTTTTGAATTTGATTTGATTGTGAAAGATCATCTGCATTCACATTAAGAACATTATCACAATCATTGCCTTCTGCGTCAACCTCTAAAAATTTATAGATTGGCGATTGGGCGGTAGCGATTTTAGCAACCTTGTACATTTTTTCATTATAATTTACAAGGTCTCCATTTTGAAGTGAGTTTGCGTCTGCGGAAAGCAAATTAACAAACGGGATAGACTCATTAGGATCACGAGTAACAAAATCGTCTTCTTCTGAATCATCCTTCTCCATCTCGTCTTCAATAGCTTCCTCGGCGTTAGCTTTGACTTCGCTCTCTTCTGTTACAGCTTTTTCTTCAGTAGCTTCAACAGTTTTTTCTTCTGTTTCTTCTACTTCAGCATCAGCAATAACTTCTGTTGTTTCAGATTTTTCTTCTACTGAATGTCCACCATCTACGATGGCTTCTTCAAGAGAAGTTTTTTCTGCAACAACTTCCTCAGATTTTGAGTTACTCATTGCTTCCTCCTCGGTTGGAGACATTGGACGTTCGTTAATAACCTCGCCCTCCTCCATATTATGAACTGGAACACCTGACATGGTGATATCGTGTGTATGACCTTCGGCCTCCATCACAACTCCACCAACGATTTTATGAGCATGGTTTTTCATGTGCGATGCGTAGGTCGTAACACCATTACCCATTTCGTCCATTTCGACGGTATGGTAATGACCTTCGCTCATATCGGTGATTCCTGCTTTAATTTTACGCATCATTTTTACTTCTTCTTGAGAAGCTGTTTTTAAAGATTTTTTAAACTCGTTGTACTCATCTTCATTGTCAAAAGATTTACGAATCGAAAATAATGAATCTTGGTTACAAGGCACAGAGACAACTGAAATTTCTAACAGCTCAACATCTGTGATTAGCATAGAATCATCTTCACGATTATATTTACCATCTTTTACTCTGAATCCAACGGAAAAGCTCTTAAGAGCTCCATCTTTAATGAGTGTTTGAACGCCATGATTTTTTTCAGCAGCGTCACTCACAGTTCCTTCAACATAAATGCCTTTCTTATCAACCTTAACTTGGTCAAATCGACCAATAGGACAATCATGCTTGTGTTGGTATAACATTACTGGGTTACGAAGAAAGTTATTAACTCCCTTTGCCCAAGCTTCTGCTGTAACAATGTCACCAGCACGATCCTTTACGATTGTATTAGCATATCCCGCGATCTTTAAACCACGAGATTTTTTAGAAATGCCTTTAGTTTCGAAAGCACTGTTAAGATAAAATGTTTTATTCATTTGGTACTTCCTCATTAATAGATTCCTCAGACGAGGGTCTTCCACCTTGAGTAGCGTCAGTAGCGCTACCTGTGATGTTTTGTGGTACTCTTATGTTATCATTATTTTCAAGTTTTGGAAATCTTAATCCTTCACGAGCTTCATTTGGGGTGATAATTCCTGTATTAACGAGAGTAGAATAATAAACTGCCTGTGTTCTATTATCTGGTTGTAGTGCAGGAACTGAAAGCTTGTCAGGACGAATTGTCACACCACCATTAAAGAAGTGTTGAAATGCGGAACAAAATTGAGTTAACATAGGTAAAACTGTATGTTGATAATAAAGCTTTTGATTAGCATCAATATTAGCGTTATTGCCTGATTTTAAAAGTACATAAGGCACACCAAGAGCTTTTGACATATCTTGTTGAATACGTTCAATTGAGTTTTCAAAATCTAGTTGATCAAATGATTTAGTTGAAAACTCGTCAATCTTTAATCCACCGTCTAAAATAGCTGGATTACGTGCACCATCAAAAAGAGTGGTATAGTTAGCTCGCCAAGATTCTAAAAGTCGTTCTTTTACTCGTTTTGAAAGAATATTATCTGTAGTTAATACAAAGCCTGGCAGAGCATTATTTTTAAAGAATTGACGTTGAAACTTGATCATATAGAAGTAGAGTTCCATAAGATTGAGAATTGATTTAAGTTTTGAAACACCACGAAAGATTGAGTTCTCATTTTCATTCATAACATGAATTATTTCTTTTGGTTCAAATCGAATTGCTTCTTGTTTACGAGTTTGTTTACCTCT